GTTCAAGCGGAAGATGATCGACGTGTACGGGCAGCGCCCGTATGGAGAGAAAGATGCCTGAGATCAAAGAGGAAAAGGACGTCAAGCAGTGGTGCCAGCAATATAATACAGGCACCGCAGGACTCGTGATGCCGCTGGACATCAAGCACTCCTACGCGAACTGGCAGTACATCACGCAGGAGTTCGTTGACGGGCGGGCGAAGGACATGCAGGTGCTCGCCGACAAGTGCCGAGGACCTGCGCTGCTGTTCGGATCGGGGCCGTCGATGGACGACCTGATGCCAATGATCCACGACTTCAAGGGCTCGGTGTGCTGCTCGACCTCGCAGGCAACTACGCTGCTCTACTATGGTAAATCTCCCGACCTTATCGTGCAGCTTGACGCTCAGACGAGGCTCGATGAATTGATTGCACCGACGTGGAGCAAAAACACCATCCTCTGCCTGAACCCTGGGTGTCATCCCGACATTGTGCAGGCGTGGAAGGGACCGAAGCTCTACTACAGGCCGATCGACCCGAGCCGGGAGTTCTACAATATGATCCTCCCGATGGCGTACCCGCAGATTACCACGCAACTACTCCTGTTCTCGTGCTCTCCTGCGGCGCAACTCGGGATACTGCGGAACCTCGGATACAACCCGATCTTTCTCGTGGGGCTCGACATGGGATTCCCGAAGAACAAGTCAAGGTTCACGTGGTGGCACTGGCAGGAGTTCGGAGCTGAGATTCACAACGGGAAGTATAAGACGGGAGGGTGGCGGTGGATACCAGACCCGCCGACGGCGATGCCCGAGGAGTTCATCAGATCGAAGAACGGGGTTCTCACCGACAGGACGAATTTGTTCTTCAAGCGGTCGATCTTCGCTGTGACGCTTTTGGAGACGCACAGGCCAGAGGCGCCTCAGGTGATCTACGCGTCGAAGGGGATCTTCACGGAGTTTCCGATAGTCGACGGGCGGGAGGTCATCGCGAAACAGGGGCAGGGGTTCGAGAAGCTATACCGCACGGCGGAAGAGACGCGTAATGTCTGCGAGCGCTACCTCGCGACGCAGAGCATGTATGTAGTGGAGTTCGACGCGGGAGGCGGGCAGAAAGGCGTTCGGTTCATCGAGTGCGAGGACTGGAAGACGACAGTGCCGGGGTATATCGCGGAGATGATCAAGCAGGGGTTGAAAGTAGAGGACGCGAACACTGCGATGAGTCGCATTTCGCAGATCGTCAAGGGCAACGAGGAAGCGGAGAAGGGAGCGTGAGATGGCTATGCCCGAAGGGTTCGAGGTCTCGAAGACGAACGTGCTGGTAAAGTCGCTCGACTACGTGAAGTGGCCGCAGGAAGGGTGGAGCACCGAACCGCCCGCCTTCCAGTTCATGGCGTTCCTGCTGCGCAACATCGAGGTGAAGCATAGGCCGTTCATCGTCATCGACTTTAGGGGGCTCATCCAGCTCGTGAAGGTGGTCGTGAACGCACGGGTGCAGGAGATCAGGCGCGGCGACTGGAGGCTGTTCGTGGTATACTTGTACGACCAAGGCGGGCAGGAGGTGGCGAGCTGGGGGGAGCTGCTCTTCCTCGACGGCGACTACCGCTACCCGCCGATCGAGCGGTACGACCTGCGCGGGAAGTGGGCGAAGTTCAAGGAGGCGCACTGGCCGAGGAAAGGAGTGACTGATGGCGCTGGTAAGAAGTGATCAAGCCAGTCAGACTGTAGTAGTAAAGTCGCTGCTGGACTGGCTCACCAAGAATCTCGATGATATCAAGTATGGGGAAGTGGGGCTGGTCTTCACTGTACACGACGGGAAGCCGCAGTACGTGAAGAAGCTCTTGGAGAAGAAAGAACGCGTGGAGTAAGGAGGCAGAAACATGCTCGTGAAGTTCAGGTGGGTGGTGATCGCGGCCATAGCCGGCGCGGTGGCGTTCACTGTGTTCCAAGGACCGCTGATGGAGGCGATCAGACGCCTGTTCGGGGGTGGGTAAGCAGGGAGGTACTTGACACGAGGACCTAACTTGTGATTGAGTAGACGGCATAACTTAGGGACCGACGCGAAAACGCGAGGCCACCAACTGACTCCGTGCTGGGGATGCCTGAGACCAGCAGGGGGAAGATTCGGCGGCCTTTTTTGTGGGCTGGAGGTTCTTGATATCATGGAGAAAGCAGGCGAATGAGTAAGAAAGCTGGTCTAGCAGGTAACGGGCGAGATGCGAAGGGCAGGATACTTCCCGGCTTCACTGGAAACCCAAAAGGAGCCCCTAGGCGCGTGGATTCACTGGAACGGCGGTTTGCTGAGATCATGGAGGAACCGCAGACGGTAAAGATCAAAGAGCATGGCAAGGAAGTTACGCGGTCTATGCCGTTGATCGAGGCGGTGTTCCGCCAGTATTTACAGCGAGCGGTAAACGGAGACCTTCGAAGTTTTCGAGAGACGTTTGACAGGACGTATGGGAAGGCACGCCAGAGGATCGACCTCGGCGGGACGGACGGCGAGGGGATCAGGATCATCATCAACGGCGGGGCGGGCGGGAACGGCGACGGAAAGGGAAAAACGTGAAGGAGATGTACGCCACTCCGAAGCAGGTAGCCGCGTGGGCCGTGATGGACAGTCCAGCGCAAGCTGTCCTCATGCACGGGGGGGCGCGCTCAGGTAAGTCCTTCATCATCACGGCAAAGATTATCGACAGGGCGCAGAAGTACGCAGGGTCACGTCACCTCATAGCACGGTATAGACTGGCGCACGCGAAGTCCTCGATCTGGCACGAAACACTAATACCGTTGGTGCGCGGTCAATCGGGTTGGGTAATACATCAAGGTGACCTGTGCGTAACATATCGCAATGGTTCTGAAATTTGGCTCGGTGGTTTTGATGATGAATCAAGAGTAGAGAAAATATTGGGTCACGAGTATGCGACTATCTATCCTAATGAAGTGTCGCAGATATCCTATGAAGCTTTCGTTATGGCGAGATCGAGGCTTGCGCAGAATATCCCCGGTTGTGTGAATAAGGCATACCTCGATTGCAATCCGCCCTCGCCGCAACACTGGTCACATCGCCTGTTCTTCGAGCACATAGAACCGAGAAGCGGGATACCTCTCGACCGTCCAGAATTGTACACGCAAATACAGATGAACCCTACGGACAACGTGAAGAACCTCCCCGCTAACTACATTGCAGACATCCTCGGACAGCTTCCTGACCGCGAGCGCAGGCGGTTCCGCGACGGCGAGTGGGTGAAGCCCGAGGGCACCATTTTCGACAAGTTCACCGAGACGATGATTGTCGAAGAGGACGACATCCCGCCGAGGAGTAAGTTTGAGGAGTTCACGGTCGGAGTAGATTTCGGCCTCAACTTTGCCGCCGTGCTGATCGGGTGGATGGGAGACACGATCTGGTTCCTTGACGACTGGGGTGCCTTCTCGATGACGGCAAGCGCAGCGAACCAGCAGATGATCAACCGATGGGAACCCGAGTGGGGTGCATGGGGTGTTGCGTACTGCGACCCATCGGGCGGCGAGCGCATACAGGAGATCAGCGCGGGGGATGACGCTGACAATGCGGTCGAGGACGGGCTGAACTGGTTAAACCAGAAGATGGAACGAGGAGAGTTCAAGGTTGCTCGCCGATGTGCTGGCTGGCTTGGGGAAGCCTACGACTATCACCGTGATGAGAAGGGTCGCGTGGTGAAACAGAACGATCACTATGTCGACGCTGCTCGCTATGGATCGTACTCCCGCGCGGGCAAGGGGGTGCTACTCTATGTTTGAGCGGCTGAAGGCGACGCTGGCGAAGTCTGTCGTGGCCTCGATGCAGAAGGACTACAATGCCGACTGGTTCCTCAGAGTCCTGAAGATGGCGAACGACGAGGATACGGGCGCGAGTTTCGCTTACGTCTCGGACGCGATGAAGCAGAACGCGTGGGTGAACCTTGCCGTGACGTCGATTGCGAGGAACTTCTCGCGGGCTCCGTTCAAGTTGTATAAGGGCGAGGACGAGGTGGAAGAGGGGCCGGCGTGGGAGTTGTTCAACAACCCGAACCCGTACCTCAGCCGCTACCAGTTGTGGGAGGCCACCGTCTCGTGGCGCAAGATTCGTGGAGAAGCGTTTTGGATATACGAGAAGAACCTTGCTCCTCTGCGCGGGGGTATCCCGACGATGATCGTAATCGTCGACCCGTCGAAGATGAAGCACATCCTCGACCCGAACGAGCAGAAGATCACGGGCTGGAAGTACACGCAGGACAAGGAAGAGGTCCCGTTCATGCCAGCGGAGGTCGTGCACTTCCGCGTGTGGAACAAATGGGACCCGTGGCGAGGGTTGAGCCCGCTGATCGCTATGAGCGAGGAGCTCACGCA